TATGCTAGCAAGTTCGATGCTGCTCCTACAGCTAACGAACAGCATATCGCAATTGTAGATGAAGACGGTGATATCTCTGGAACTGCAGGAACAGTACTAGAAACATTCCCATTTGTATCAGAATTAGCTGCTGCTCTTAATGATGACGGTTCAAGTAATTATATGAAAAATGTAATTAACAGGCGTTCAGAGTATATCTGGATGAATGCAACTACAGATTCTTCTGATAACTTATCTTTAGATAACGGCGTTAATAGTGCTGCATTAGGTACATCAGAAGTAGCTACAGGCTTTGATCTCCTAGAGGATAAAGATGCAGTACAAGTCGATTTCTTGATTGCACCCGGCATGACTAGTAGAACAGATCAAACAACCGTAGTTAACGATTTAGTGGCAACTGCTGGTACAGAGCGTAAAGACTGCGTTGTTGTTAGCTCACCTGCAAGATCAGATATCGTAGGAGCTTCAGCTCCTCATATTAATGCTATCACAACTGCAGGTACATTCCCAGACACTTCTTATTTGTTTATTGATAACAACTACTTGAAAGTGTATGACAAATACAACGATAAATATATCCAGATTCCAGCGGCTTCTTCAACTGCAGGTATCATGGCGGCTTCTGATAGAGAAGCGGGTCCATGGTTCTCACCAGCAGGTTCTCGTAGAGGTGCTTATCTAGGTGTAACTGCTCTTTCATATAGCCCCTCAAAGGCTGAGAGAGATGCTCTATATAAAGCAAATATTAACCCGATTGCTAACTTACCAGGTCAAGGTGTGTTACTTTATGGTGATAAAACAAATATGTCAAGACCTTCTGCATTCGACAGAATTAATGTGCGTAGATTGTTTAATACTATTGAAAGAGCAATCGCGATTGCTGCAAGAAACACAATCTTTGAATTCAACGATGAGTTCACGAGAGCTGAGTTTGTAAATATTGTAGAGCCATTCCTAAGAGAAGTCAAAGGAAGAAGAGGTATCACAGATTTCAGAGTTGTATGTGATGATACAAATAACACTGCCGCTGTGGTAGATAGAAATGAATTCATTGCGAATATCTTCATTAAGCCTGCCCGCTCTATTAACTACATTACACTAAACTTTGTAGCTGTTAGAACCGGTGTCGACTTCGAAGAAGTAGCCGGATTACAGGTATAAGGAGATAGAAAATGGCAGTACTAGGCGTAGATGATTTTAAAGCCAAGTTACGTGGTGGTGGAGCGAGACCTAATCTCTTTAAAGCCACGATTAACTTTCCAGGTTATGCTGGTGGCGATGTAGAACTTACATCGTTCTTGTGTGAGGCAGCTCAGTTGCCCGCATCAACAGTGGGCACAATTATTGTTCCTTTCCGTGGTCGTCAATTAAAAATGGCTGGTGATCGTACATTTGATGTATGGACTCCAACTATTATTAACGACACCGATTTCAATGTCCGTGATGCAATGGAACGTTGGATGAACGGAATGAATGCTCATAGTGCAAACACAGGTCTTACTAATCCTGTAGACTATGAAGCTGACCTTGTTGTTGATCAGCTTAACAAAGACGGCACAATTGCTAAAACTTATAATTTCAGAGGATGTTTCCCTACAGGGCTATCTCCAATTGATCTGAGCTATGCTTCAGAGAATGAAATTGAAAGATTTACGGTTGAATTCCAAGTGCAATATTGGGAAGCAGCGACTACTTCTTAAAGCACTATAAATAGATAGAGGGGCTTTAAGGGTCCCTCTATAACTAATTTTAGGAACGAACATGGCTGATGATAGTATAAGACTTTTTGGATTTGAAATTAAGCGGGCTAAAGATAAGTCCGATGATAAACTTCGTTCTATTGTTCCCCCTGTAGATGAGGACGGCGCTGGATATGTTACAGCAGCCGGTTCGCATTATGGCACTTATGTCAACGTAGATGGTGGCGAACACGCAAAAGATAATATTCAGAATATTAAACAATACCGGGCTGTATCTTATCATCCTGAAGTAGATGCAGCTATTGATGATATTGTAAACGAATCTATCGTATCAGGTGAGAATGAACTACCAGTTACTCTCATCTTAGATCATGTTGAGGGCCTCAGCGATCAGCTTAAGAAAGTAATTACTACAGAGTTTGAAGGCGTATGCTCTATGCTTAACTTTAAGGAGTTAGGCCATGATATTTTTAGAAGATGGTATATTGATGGCAGAGTGTATCACCACCTTGTTATTAATGAATCTCAGCCTAAAGCAGGTATCCAAGAAATCAGACCAATTGATGCTGCTAAGATTCGTAAAGTAAAAGAAGTAAAAAAGAAAAAAGACGAAGTTACTGGCGCTTCATTAGTAGAGAGCGTAAATGAATTTTATATCTACCAAGAAAAGGCTGGTGGAACGAATCAAGGCGTAAAGCTATCAAATGATGCTGTGTCTTATGTTACTTCTGGCTTGCTTGATATCGATCGTAAGAGAATCGTATCGCATCTTCATAAAGCTTTAAAGCCAATTAACCAATTGCGTATGATGGAAGACTCGTTAGTTATTTACAGACTAGCTAGAGCACCTGAACGTAGAATCTTTTATATTGATGTAGGCAACTTGCCAAGAGGCAAAGCTGAGACCTATATGAAAGATATTATGTCTCGCTATCGTAATAAACTGGTGTATGATGCTGATACAGGTAAGATCAGGGATGATCGAAAGCATATGTCTATGCTAGAGGACTTCTGGTTGCCACGCAGAGAAGGTGGTAGAGGTACGGAGATTACTACTTTACCGGGTGGTGAGAATCTAGGTCAGATTGATGATATCTTATACTTCCAGAAGAAGATGTATAAAGCTCTTAATGTTCCTGTTTCTCGGCTAGAACAAGATCAGGCTGCTGGATTACTTGGTAGAGCTTCTGAGATAAATAGAGATGAGCTTAAGTTTCAGAAGTTTATTGATAGATTGCGCAATAAGTTTTCTTCTTTATTCCTAGGTATTCTTAAGAAACAGTTAATGCTTAAGGGTGTTATTACTGAAGAAGATTGGGATAATTGGAAGAACGACGTTGTAGTTGATTATATTAGAGATAATCACTTCTCTGAACTAAGAGATGCAGAACTACTTAGAGAAAAATTACAGACTCTAGACACAATGCAGCAGTATGTTGGTGAGTTCTTCTCTAAAGAATATGTAATGAAGAACGTTCTTTTACTTGATGATGATGCGATAAAAGAAATGAAAGATCAGATAGCACAAGAAAAGTCATCAGGTGAAATTCCAGATGATAATGAAGAGGATGCAGATGGCAACTAAGAATTTTAATCTTGCAAAACTAGCTAGAAATATTAATATTGAAGATGATGGGTCAATTGCATTTACGAGTGAAGTAAGCGCCGGTGTTGGAATTATCGGAAGCTTAGACTTTTCGCCTAGCGCTATTAACGAAACCTCTACGATTACAACTTCCAGCGATATGTCTAATGCACCGTTTATTAGTGCGTTCAAAGAAGTACCTCAAACTGGCGTTTCCACGAAGGGCAACTGGGATGTAAACTCTACAGCATCGAACTATGACTTGTTGGATGAAGCACCTCTGCTTTATTCCGGAGCTACTATTACGCCTAGCAGCGCAACTGGTGATGGTACTTTTACACTATCTTCTGGCAGCTTTTCATCCTCAGATATTGGTAAACGAGTTATCGGTAACTCTGGTGAAGCTACGATAAAAGCAACAGATGGTTCGTATGCCATCCACACTAACTTTGCTGACACGAATGCTATTAGCGCTGGCGATTGGAAGTTAGAAGGATTATTTGCTGATAGCTCAATTGGCTTAAAATTAAATAAATCAGTCGATGCTTATAATATCGCTAATGCTTCTTACGACAGCGTTAGCTTCAGTGTTACTAGCCAAGAAGCATCACCAAATGGAATGTGTTGGAATAATGATGGCACTAAGCTTTATATAACTGGTCAAAGTGGTGACGATGTTAATGAATACAGCTTATCTACGGCCTACGATATTACCACAGCTTCCTATACTACGGTTTTTGATGTCGGTGATCAGGAAAGTGGTCCTCAAGCTATCAGGTTTAATAATGATGGCACTAAAATGTATATTTTGGGCACAACGGGTGACGATGTTAATCAGTACAGCCTAACCACCGCCTTTGATGTAAGTACAGCCTCTTTTGATAGTGTAACATTTTATGTGGGTTCTCAGGATACGTCACCCGCTGGTCTTGCCTTTAATGCTGATGGTACAAAAATGTTTATGATTGGCGCTACTAGTAATAAGGTATATCAATATACGCTTACCACAGCATTTGACATATCTACAGCCTCATATAACAATGTCTCATTTTTAGCAGATTCGGGGTATCATCAATATCAAGACCTAGAGTTTAATAATGATGGCACTAAGTTGTTTATTATAGACAATGCTTCTAGTGGCATTACTATCGATAGTGTTATACAAGTCTCGCTTACAACTGCTTTTGATTTAAGTACTGCCTCTGATGATGATATAAGTTTTAGCGTATCGTCAGAAGAGGTTAATGGAAAGGCTTTATTATTTAACGCTGACGGCACTAAGATGTACATTGCTGGGTCCACTAACGACACAGTTTTTCAATATAGCACTGGTGACATTTTAGTACCTACTTCACAATATTTTACTGCTACAACAAACACTGGCGGGCAAATTGATACAGAATCTTGGAATGATTTAAATAGCCTAACAGCCGATGAAACATTAAACGATGGCGCAGCCTATTACGCGTTTTCTACTGATGACCGCATCACTTGGAAGGTACAAAACTCTGGTGGCGATTTGAGGAGCATAGCTAGGTTAAATTCTAGCACTTGGCAGTACAATAGCTCAAATGACGCTGCATCTAACTTTCAATTACCCTCAAGTGCTTTGGCTTTTGCCACCGGAACATCAAGCTCGTATTCCAGTAAATATACTGTTCAACCTAGTTCGGGCTACACTGATGCCTATGTGAATGATGCTACAATAATTCCTGTTAATGGTGTAAGTGGAAAAGGTTTAATTATCTCTGATACAGAAAATGAAGAAATACGATATTTTACTTTATCAACGGCATATGATCTTTCCAGCACAGTTACAGAAGTTGATATTTCTTCCATAAATTGGGATCCCGCTTCGGGGATCAACTGGCAAGGGGGGAGGTTTAATCCTGATGGCACAAAGTTTTTTGTAATAAGTTCAGTTAGTTACTATGCGGATATACGACAATTTAATTTAACTACGGCTTATGATTTATCAACTGCTACTTTGCAGACCGATCATTTTAACAGTAATCACGGGTTTTCTCAATTTTTTAATTATGTTATAGCTGGAGTTTCCGACGATAAAATTTATCTGTGTAGAAATGGGAATTACAATTACCTTTTTTCTAAGAACCTAACTGCTAGTGGTGATATTGACACTAGCCATACTACGTTGACGCAAGAGGCAAACCTTCCTA